CCACAGCGTTGAGCATGTGCGCCTTCAGCGCTTGGCTGCCGTCGTGCGTGATCTCACCCTTCAGCACGGCAGCGAGGAAGGCGTCGGACGCCGGCCCCATGCGCGCGCTGCTGGCACTGTTCCACTCCACCACCACGTCCTCACCATGGTGGGCCGCGAGCTCCTGGAGCTCAGAGCGCCAGTGCCAGGGGTCCGCATACATGGCCAGGACGTGAAAGCGGCTGAAGGCCTCATCGATGGCAGCGACGACTTCCGCTCGTGGGATGGGCGTGCCGTCTCCTGGCCAGTGGCCGAGCACGACGATCCGGCCCGTCGCGGGCTCATGCGCTACCAGCGCGGTGCTATCGCGGGACACGCTGCCATCGAACCCGAGCGAGACCAGGGCGCCAGGCTCCAGGGGCGCGGGCTCCACGTCCAGCGCTTCCCATGCGTCCCGTGGCATCCAGGCCGCCTCATGATCCGTCCAGAGCCCGAGTCGCATCTGGCCGAAGCGGGACGGGGGCATGGTCGCGAAGTCGTGCGCTACGGCACGCTCCGTCACCAGGTCACCGAGTATCCCGCTGCACCTGGCCTGCTCGTGCTCTCGTGCTGCGGAGCATGTGCACCCGTAGGCCTTGCGCCAGGTCCGCACGTCCGCAGGGTCATCGGTCGGCCCTGCTGCGTGCTCCAGGTAGACCAGGTCTGGCGGGGGCGTGGCCGAGAGCGAGAGCGAGCGCAGCTGGTACATCGTGTTCGGGGACGCGTCGGAGTCCACGACCCCGAGGCCCGGCGTGCCGAAGGCGATGAGCCGAGCCCCGTCGTGCTTGCCAAGCGAGGTCTGCATGGCCTCATACGTGGAGTGGTCGATATAGCCGAGCTCGTCCATGAGGATCATCGTTGGCGCCTCTCCGACGATGTAGGGCTCTAGGGCTGGCAGGGGGCGCATGATCGCGCCCCGCGTCGGGAGCTCCGTCCAGGGCTCCGCCTTGTTGCGGTAGATCATGGCCGCTTCGCTCAGCCGCTCGCTCGTCTCGATGATCCGCACGGCACGGCCATAGGCGCGCATGGCCGCGCGCATCGATGTCCCCAGAAAGAGGACTTGCGCACCGGGCCGGCTGAAGACCGCTTCGACGCCTACCGCGGCCATCCATCCTGTCTTCCCCATGCCACGGGGGCCGGATATCACGATGGTGAGGGCGTCGGTGTCCAGGCTCTCCCGCAGCCATCGACGATGCACGGGGCGCAGCTGGTAGGGCTTGCCTTCACCCCGGCCCATGGGCACCAGACACTCGGTCTCGATGAAGCGTCGAGCTCGCGTGGAGGGCTTGCCCCTGGCGTACCGGGTGAAGATGTCCGAGCGTACCGGGGCGTAGGTCGAGCGTCTGCGCGGTCTCGCTGAGAGGGGCATCGTTGCCGTACCTGTGCAAGGTTGACCATCGCCGGCTACGGCTGAGGTTGCCGTAAGTGTGCAGAGTACACTGTAAGCATGGGATTACTCGACGGCTTCCGGGCCATGGTGCCCCCATCCGAGCCGGTCATCGAGCGGAGCGAGGCCGAGTACGATGCCTGGCTCACGCAGCTGGCCGCAGACATCGCATCGCGTCAATCATCCTTCACCCTCTCCGAAGCGCTCCAGCTGCCCCCGGTCATCCGCGGGGTGTCCCTCATCGCTGGCATCGGGGCCGCGATGCTCCCCCTGGCCTACCGCAATGGCAGCGCGATGCCCACACAGCCCCGCATCGTGCGCAAGCCTGACCCCTTCGGCACGCGGTACTCGTTCCTGCACCAGACGCTCGAGGCCATGGTGGCCGACCGGCACGGCGAGGCCTTCTGGAAGCTGGGCGACTGGGATGAGCGCGGTAATCCGCGGACCGCGATGGTGCTGCCCAACGATGAGGTCCAGGTGACCTGGGACGAGCGGCGCTTCCTGCCGCGCTACCACTGGCGGGAGCGGGAGCTCCAGCGTGATCGTGAGATCAAGCACATAGCGCCTAACCGGCGCCCTGGTGAGCTCCACGGGCGTGGTCCCATCTTCGAGGCGCTCGACTATCTCTACCCGATCAAGGCCGCGGAGGATTACGCGTCGTCATTCTTCAGCAGCGGCGGGCTGCCGATGACCGTGCTTCAGACGCAGCAAGCGCTGACCAAAGAGCAGGCGGCAGCCATGAAGGCGGGATGGATCGAGGCGCGCGACAGTGGCGGCGCGGAGCCTGCCGTCATCGGTGCCGGGGTCGATGCGACGTTCCCCACGACCAACCCCGAGCAATCCCAGATGACCGAGGCGCGCGGCGCTGGCGCTGCCGTGGTGGCGCGCATCCTGGGTATCCCCGCGGCGTTGCTCCACGTCGAGACGAGCGGCGCCACCATCACCTATACCAATCCGGCTGGCGCCCTGGACGAGCTCGTCAAGAGCACGGTACTGCCCAACTATCTCACCCCCATCGAGCAGGCCTGGAGCGAGTTGCTACCGAGCACGTCCGCGGTGCGGTTCGACCTGGGTGACCTCCAGCGCGCGGACGTGGCGGGGCGGTTCGCGGTCTATGGCCAGGCTATCGGCTCTGGGATCATGACCGCTGAAGAGGCGCGAGCGTATGAGGGGTGGAACCAGACCAACGAAGAGACCGCCCATATCTATGACCCTGAGCCCGCGGAGGTGACCGGATGACCGACGAGCTGACCCGTGCCGCGCCTGATGCGGTCGAGCCTGGCGGCGACGGCAGACGCATCGACCTCCGGCTCGTGTCGTGGGATGACGTGGCGACCCGCACCGATGAGGGCTACCCGGAGCAGCTGCTCCCCGGCGTGTTCAGCGGCACCGACCCGTCACGGGTCACGCTGGAGAGCCAACGCCACGGGGGAAGCATCGTCGGAGTGGGCGAGGCCATCGTGGAGCGGACGGACGGGGCCTACGGCACGTTCCGGGTCGCGGAGACCACGGCGGGGGACGAGCTCCTGGCGCTCACGCGGCCAGGTCCAGCCGGAGAGCCCCCAGTCCTGCGGGACGCGTCGGTCGTGTTCCGCCCCCTCAAGTCACGCACCGGGCCGAATGGCCTGGTGCAGAGAGTAAGCGCGGACCTACGCCGCGTAGCCATCGTGGAGCGCGGCGCCTATGCCAGTGGCTCCGTCCTTGCAGTCAGGAGTGAACCAGTGTCAGAAGACGAGCAGACGACTCCCGAGGTCACCGAGCCGGTCGTGGAACGAGCCGAGCCGGTCGACCTCTCCCCTGTCACGCAGCGACTCGACCAGGTCGAGCAGCGCATGGCCGAGCTCGCCACCATCGCGAGCGTGCCGCAGGCGACGGACGCGCCTGAGATCATGCGTCACGCGACCATGGCCGACTACACCGCCGCGGTGTATGAGGGCAAGGCCGACCCGCAGGAGTTGGGCGCGCTGCTCCAGCGCGCAGCTGCCGAGCAGGAGACCGGCAACAACGCGGGCGTGATGCCCCCGTCCTGGATCATGGACGTGAAGCGCATCGTGGACCTGGGCCGCAGGGCTATCACTGCGTTCGGCGGTCCTCGCTCGCTGCCGAGCTCCGGCATGTCGATGTCATGGCCGTACCTGAATAGCTCCAACACGGTCATCGGTTCGCAGACCGAGGCTGCCGAAGCGACCTCCGCGCGAATCGATATCGCGAAGGCAGACGGGACCGTCGAGACCTGGGCCGGGTACTCGATGATCACGTATCAGCTGCTCCAGCGCAGCGAGCCAAGCTACCGCGAGGCCTACAATCGGATCATGTTGGCCGAGTGGGGCAAGGTCACCGACGCCGCATTCTGCGCGGACCTGGAGGGCGCGAGCGGCACCACGACACAGGTAGCCGGGGCCATGCTGGGCGACAACGTCACCATCCAGACCTCAGCTGCCGCCGATGACATCATCGACGCCTCGACGCATGGTCTGAGCAATGGCGACGCGGTCGTATTCACGGCGCTCACGGGCGGCACGGGCCTCACGGCTGGCCAGGTCTACTGGGTCATCGCGGCGAACCTGACCGCGGACGACTTCCAGGTCTCCGAGACCCCTGGCGGGTCTGCCGTCAACTTCACCGCGGACATCACAGCTGGCACGGTGGCGAAGGTCACCGACACCGGCGCGAAGTTCCGCGGCGCGCTGGCACAGGCCAGCGTGAGCGTCGAGGACGCCACAGGGCAGCCCGCGGGCATCGCGCTCGCTGGTACGGACGTGTTCCTCATGCTGGCCGGTCTGAGCGGCTTCCAGGCCACGCAGCCGAGCGGCAACGTGAGCGCTGCGGACGGGACCATGATGGCCTCGACCCTGCGCATGGAGTCGAGTGGCCTGCTCATCCAGCGCGCTCCCGGCGTGTCGGACGGCAAGCTCATCATCAGCAACCGCGAAGCGGCAGCTTGGCATGAGGACGGGCCGCGGTTCGCGACGGCTGAGGACGTGTCACAGCTGGGCCAGTACGTAGGCGTGTACTCGTACAACGTGCCTGCGGTCTATGTGCCGGCCGGTATCGTCGAGCTCACCCTGATCTAGCTCCTCCTCCTCCTCCTCCCCTGGCGGGGGCCTGGTGCCCCCTTCCGAGCCCCCGCCAGGTACACCTACCAGGAGCGCCATGCCCTACCAGCCGGTACATCAGAAGCAACTACGCCGGGGCGTCCCCGTGCCTGGGCGGACGCGTGGCTCCCGCGACTGCGGGCCGCGCAGCTGGCAGATGATCGCGGACGCGCGGACCAGGGGCCGGGTCCGACCCGGCGTGTACAGGCTCAGGCGTCGAGCGGGCGTGAGCGGTCCCCAGGCGACTAGCATCGACGACGGGCAGCGCGCGCTCAACGGGCTCCCCGTGCCTGGCCGCAAGCCACTCAAGGCCTGGCGCAAGCGCAAGCTACGCGACCTCAACGCCGCGGTACGCGCTGGGCGTCCTGCCATGGTGGCCATCCACTACGGCCACTGGAACAGGACGCAGGACAAGCGCACAGGTGATCCCAACTTCACTGGCGCGCACGCGGTAGCCATCCTCGATGAGCGGCGCCGCGGCGCTGGCATCGAGTGGCTCCTGGGTGACCCGCTCGACGATGGCCGACGAAAGGGCATCGAGCGGGGCGCGCGCTGGGTCAAACGCAAAGACGTGAACGACGCCGCTCTGGCGCTGGCCGGGGGTAACCGGAATGGCATATGGGCGCTCGTCGTGGGAGGTGCTGGTGAGCGCTGACGCAGACGCAGACGAAGGGTTCGTGGCCGACCCCGGCAGCGGAGACGATCCATACGAGCCCCAGGACGCTCCAGAAGCGACGGAGAGCGACGAAGATGAGGACTGAGCCCGTCTACACCATCGGCACCGTCATCACGGCTGTGGAGGTCGCTGTGGTGGCCGTGCTCACGGTCGTGGTCCTGGCTGCCGGATATGACCAGGACGCACCGATGGCCGTGGCCATCATCGGGGCGGGCTCGTCGCTCACCCTGGCCGTGGGCAATGTCATCGGCTACTGGCTCACGCGTAACCGGGTCACTCCCGCATGAAGTCATACGCGAGCGTGGCCGACCTCAAGGCCCGACTAGGGATCACGGATAGCAACCATGACGACGAGCTCGCGCTGGCATTGGTCAGCGCCACGCGATACATCGACCTCCGCACCGACACCGACGCAGTGGCAGACGACGACTGGACGGGCAACGCCGCCGACGTGGTCGTCGAGAGCGCACCGAAGGCGTCCTACGTGGCCGCCACGCTCGCCATGGCGGTCCGCATCCACAAGAGCCCGGATGTCCCCTTCGGGGTGGCGGGGATGAGCGACCAGGGGATGGTCGCTTATGTGCGCCAGACCATGCCTGAGGTCGAGCTCATCCTCTTCGGAGAGACACTTACGCCAGGAGTCGCCTGATGGCCGTCACGCATAGCAAGACCCTTACCGGCCCCGATGGGGTCAATCCTGACCGAGCGCAGCCGAGCGACTGGAACGACGATCACGACGTAGACCTCTCTGACTACGCGGGGCCGGACCTCCCCGGCACGGCCATCCCCGCTGACCACGGCGGGAGCACGCATGCAGCCACGCAGGCGGCAGCTGAAGCGACGGCAGCGGCAGCGAACACGGCGGACATCGCAGCCCACGCAGCCATCACCGACGCGCACCACGCGAAGTACACCGACGCGGAAGCGGTCACGGCGGTCGAAGCTGAGGCAGACCTGGAGCTCCAGGACGTGCAGGCCGACGCGGTCGAGGTCGGAGACGCTCAGTCTGACGTCAGCAAGCCGCTGACTATCGCGCGGGACGTGAACGGCGGCCACGAGTTGCTGGGCGCGTACTTCGCCTAGACAGCGCCTATGGCCCGCGTATCGCGCTTTACAAGGCCCGCGGTGGCCACGGTTCCCCGACGACCGTTTCGGACTACGATACGGTCGGCTACCTCACCGGCTATGGGTACGACGGGTCGGCCTTCCGCGCGGCGTCTGCTGTGAACTTCTCGATGGCGGCTGGCGTCGGCGGGGCGTCTGACTTCCCGAGTCGCATCTACTTCCAGACGACTCCGCAGTCGTCGGGCAGCATGCGCAACATCGCGTACTTCGACTCCGACGGCAGCCTTATTCCAGCGACCGATAGCACACACGCGCTGGGCGCAACGTCGAAGCGCTGGTCCACCGTCTACACCGACGCGATCAACTTCGGGGACTCTGACCTAGACCACTTCTCGACGGGCACCTGGACCCCGGTGCTCACTGCGCAGACCCCCGGCGACCTCAGCGTGGCTTACTCGACGCAGTCCGGACGGTATACCCGCATCGGTAACCTTGTCACGGCCGAGTTCACCATCGTGACAAGTACGTATACGCACTCGACCGCTAGCGGCACGCTTCGCGTCGCGGGCCTGCCGTTCACACCCGCGAATGCAGACGTGACCGGCTCGTGCGTCGTCGGCAATCTCAACACGTCGGCGGTCGCCGTCAACGTGGTGCCGGTCACTGTGGTTTCCACATACTTCTACTTCCTTCAGACGCGCGACTCCGCTACGCCCCTAGGCCTCTACGTCACCGATGGCACTAGCGGAAGCTCTATCTCCATCAAGGGCACCATCACCTACACCGTCTAAGAAAGGGAACCGATGGCAACAGTCAACGTCGAACGCCACGCCTGGAAGAGTCTCGAAGCGGACGGGCGCTATGGCCGCGTGGTCGTCATCAGCGACACGGTCTATCTCGACCCCGATACCGGTGGCGTGCTGAAGCGCAAGCGGCACCGCCGCCCCATCGAGCCCGACGCGGATATCAGTGGCGAGCCCGCGGTGATCAAGGCCGTGTGCAACGCCATCCGCACCGACGATGCGCTGGCACGCTGGGCCGAGTCGCAAGAGGACCAGGAGGTCTAGCGTGCCAGGCTTCAGCGCGCTCGCCTTCGACCCGGCTGGTTTCGAGCCCGTGGAGACGGACGCGGTCGCTGGCCGTCGCTGGTTGTCAGCGCTGCTCGCGAGCGATGCCATGCTGGCCGAGTGGTCGCACTACTCCGAGCCCCCTGAGCAGCTGGTGGCAGGCCCATGCGTGGTCATCGTGCCGCGGAGCCCCTATATCACCTGGGGCACGTATCGCACGGGCACAGCGCATATGACCGTATCGCTGCTCGTCCCGCGAGGCCATGGGCCAGCCATGGAGCTCCTGGAGGATGGCATCGGGGTCACCCGTGCCGCGCTGGAGGCTGAGTCTCGTGTCGAGGTCTCCGACACGGTCGACATCGACACCCTCGACGATGTCGGGGGCGCTCAGTACATCGTCGCATCGCTCAATGTGAGCGTCACATAGCCTGGAGGTCTCCCCGTGATCATCAAGTCCCCCACCATCACGCTCGACTTCACCGGGGCGAGCCCGGTAGACATCAGCGACTACGTCATCAGCGCGCAGCTGGACGTTGCCCACAGCGCGGTCGATGATCGCACGTTCGGTGCTCCGCACGCGTCGGACGCGGTCAGCGGTATGCACCAGGTAACCCTGCTGATGCGCTGGAGCGATGCCCTGGCCGCAGCGTTCGACACCTACACCGATACAGACATCGATATGCTGCTCACGCCTGAGGCGTCGGGCGGCACCATCGGTGCCACGGTGCGCTACGCGAAGGCCCCGCTACCCGATGAAGTGAAGATCGGGGAGCAGGCCGAGTGCACGCTCGTCCTGGCCGTGGTCGATGAGGTCGACTGGACGGCGGCACCCTAGATGGCCGTCAGTATCCTGGACCTCACCGGGGACCAGACGGCATGGATCGAGGATGAGGTCGGTGTGCCTGTCGATGACTGGGGAGCGGCGCCCAAAGGGCGCCTCTTCCCGCTCATCCTGGCAGCTGCCGAAGGCACCGACACCCTCACGCGGGACCAGCTGCGCAAGGACTACGGCAAGCGCCCCTTGGGCGAGCTCCTGGAGCTCGTGAGCATGGACGAGCCCGAGGGGAAACAGTCAGCCGGAAGCGGGTAGCGGAGCTCGCCAGGATGACCGGCTGGACGATGAACGAGATCCGCGCGCACCAGTACGGTGACCTGGTGGCGATGACCGACGTGCTGGAGGACGAGCGGCGCGCTCGTAAGCTGGCGCGTGGCTAAGCAAACCGACTTCGGGAACAACGTCGAAGGCCTGCGCGCTGCCATCCGTCGCCTGCCCAAGACCTCCAAGAAAGAGCTTGGCAAGGCGTCGAAGGCCATCGCTGGCGACGTGGCCATGGATGCGCGCACGAAGGCCGCGAGCCAGGCTGGGCGGGTCGGTGGCTGGGCGCTCCTAGGCCCGACCATCCGCGCTGGTGGCTCGTCTATCCCCGAAGTGAAGATAGGCGGGAAGCGCAAGATCAAGGGTCGCTCGCGCATCAGTGGCGGTCGTCAGACGGTCGGAGACCTCTTGTGGGGCCTGGAGTTCGGCGGACGTGCTCGACCGCGTACGATGCAGTTCCTCCCGCATCTAGGCCAGACCGGGTACGCGCTGTGGCCGACCGTACGGGCACGTAGCGAGCAGACCGGGCAGGACTACAGCAAGGCCCTACTCCGGGCGTTGGAGGCCATCTGATGAGCGTTGACCGCATCCTCCAGCTGAAGCTCATGGCCGATGTCTCGGACATCAACCGCAAGATGGACGGGACATCCAAACAGGTAGGCAAGGTCAAGAGCGCCTTCGGGGGCCTCAAGTCATTCGTCGGGCCTGCCATCGCTGCCGTGGGCCTCCAGCTGGCGTCGGGCCTCAACGACGCCTTCCAGGCGCAGATCAAGCACGCGCGAGACCTGGCGAACGCGCTGGAAGGCCTGGAAGCTGTGGGCAAGGGGCTCAAGCTTCCGGAGGGCAAGCTGCGCGGGCTGGCCGACGAGTTGCGCGACATCGGGGTGAGCCTGGGCGTCGGTGAGGACGCGAAGATCGTGAGCGCGCTGCGTGACATCGTGGCCATCACGAAGGACGTAGAGCTCTCCAGCACGGCGGTGCAAGCCATCTTCGACGTGATGCGCGCCTTCGATGTTGACTTCGACACGGCCAAGAATACGGTGATCAATGGGATCATCCTGGGCCGCTCCCGCTACCTGGACCAGCTGGGCCTGAGCGCAAAGACGGTCCCCGGACGGCTGCGGGAGTTCAACAAGGCCTTCGGCACGGCAGCCGAAGACTTCGCGGAGACCTCTGAGGGCAAGTGGCAGGTGGCCGCGGCTGAGTGGGATGGGCACATGTTGAATCTGGCCATCGTCATCGATGACGCGATGCTCTACCTGAAGGGTCAGCTGGTGATCGCGTGGAACAACCTCACGGACATCGTCGACGCTATCGCGCGCATCTGGGCAGGCATCGAGGACAACTGGCTACCCCCGCTCCAGGCCATCCAGGCGGGACTCGTGGGCGTCTGGACCAACATCCTGCGCGGGGCGCGCACGTTCGGTTCCGCGCTGGAGCGCACCGTCAAGGGCGTGGCCAACGCCATCATCCGCATGCTGAACGCGATGAGCGCTGCCTTCGCCTTCTCCTTCACGTTCGATATCCCATCGTTTGATATCCCCGACCCGACGCAGCTGCTCGAGGGCGGCACCATCACCATCGGCGGCGGCACGGTCGACTTCAGCCGTGGGCGCCTCTTCGACACGATCCCGCTCCTGGGCCAGGGTGGCATCGTGCGCTCTCCTACGCTGGCCTTCATCGGTGAGCGCGGGCCTGAAGCGGTGGTGCCGCTCTCGTCGGGGGGCCTGGGGCCGACGATCAACGTCTACGCCGCGGTTGCGTCCCCGGCTGACATCGGGCGTTCCGTCGTGCAGGCCATCGAGGCCTACGAACGGCAGGGCACGGCCAGCTGGCGAGGCGCCTGATGGACGGGCCGCGCTGGAGCGTCGAGGCCGAGTGGGGGACCGATGACTGGCAGGACAAGACGACGTGGGACGCAGCCCACGTCTACAGCCCCAGCGCAGCGCTCTCGTTCGGGGTCTACGTGGCCGGTCTCGATGTCACCGACGAGCTCCGCTCTGCCGGCTGGAGCCTGGGCCGCATGGAGCTCCTGGCCTCGACCGTGGGACCGAGCACGGCGAGCCTGGACCTCGCTCCTAGCGCATCGGCGGCGCCTGGTGACCGCGTGGTCATCCTCTCGACGTGGGACGTGTATTGGGTGGGCGTGGTCGCATCGTGCCAGGAGGTCGAGACCGTCGAGCGCACGACGCTCAGCTGCTCCTGTGTCGATGACCTTGCGCGTGGTGGCATGGCCGAGCTCGATAGCAGGCGCATCGGGGGCGATGCTCTCGGCTCTGCCAGGACGCTCCTGCGCATCGCGGGCATGGTCGGCCAGGTCTACGCGGATGACCCCGACGACCCGCCCGAGAGCGCCAGCGACCTCTACCGGGGCATGCAAGACACGGTCAAGCTCAAGACCGTCGACTCCCCCGTCCTGAGTACCCTCAGCGGTATCGGCTGGGCCTGTGCCTGGCAGCTGGCATGGACCCCCGCAGGGCTGCGCCTGGGGCCGTTCACGCTCTCTCACGAGCTCGACTACGGCACCCCCGTCACCGACCTGGACGACTTCCACACGATCACGCGATACGAGGACGTGGACACGGTGCGCACGCTCTGGCGCGTGTCGGGCTGGGACCCCACGACCTGGGGCTACACGAAGCGCGAGTATCGCGACCTCGACGCCGCCGATACGTATGGCTGGCGCGTGGTCATCGCGGACCTGTCGGACTGGAATGCGGACGACGCCACAGCGGTCGACCCCTGGGCCTTCGCAGCTGAGGGCGACGACACCGACGCGAGCGAGACCTTCGGCGACTACTACAGCCCCGTGCAGACCGTGAGCCTGGAGGGCAAGGCACGGGACGGCAGGCACGCGATCACACGACCGCTCCCGCTCGACTACGTGAGCGACGGTGACCCCACGCTCTCCGGAACGACCACGCGATACCGCATCCTGGCCGTGTCGCATACCGTGACCCCTGACGAGTGGACCGTGGCGCTGGACGGGGTCGCGGTCGAGCTCCCCGAAGCGTACTAGGAGACCCCGCATGAGCATCAGTGTCCCCACGGCAGGCACCCCCATCCTCGATACGTGGGGCGCAGCCGTCGCGAACCAGCTGAATACGATGCTCGTCATCGGCATGACCAGCGACCAGTCGACCAACAATAGCGTCGCGTCAGGCGCAGCCGTGACCGAGCTTCAGTGGCCAGCCACGTCGGGCACGCTCTACGTGGCGCGCCTCTTCGGAAGCTACTACTGCAACGCGACGAACCAGGGTCTCCAACTAGGCTTCACTGCGCCAGCTGGTAGTGGCATCGTCTACATGCAGATCGCAGGCAGCGGCACGGCTACGGCGACGAGTCGACACCGCACCACGGCGGGGACGGCGACCTACACCGGGCGAACGACCGTCGACTCTGCGGGCTCTAATCGCGAATGGTGGGCGGACATCCGCTATGTCCCTAGTGCGTCGGGCACCATCCAGCTGACCTTCGCTCGCGGGGGCACGTCAGGCGCTCCTGGGGTCACCCTCCGCCAGGGCAGCGGTGGCATGGTCTACCAGTTCGCATGAGCCCGCGGAACCGCCCGCTGCGTGAGGACATCCCTCCTGACG